ACTTTTCTCTTAGTGTTTTCCACTGACGAAATCTTAAACTGCACAGGATTCACACTCTCCCTCCTCGGCTTGCTCCAACTCACTCAGTATACTCTGTAGTTCGGACTTTTCTTCTACTACCTCATCGTTCTTCATATCATGAGTGTTTTGATAGTAAGAAGTTTTCCATCCGTACTTATATGTAGTTAAAAAGTCTTGTGCCATGACGGACACTGGGACTTCATTGTCAGGGTATTGCTCTGGATTGTAACTCCAGTTACCAGAAATTGCTTGGTCAAAGAACTTCTGCATCACAGCAACAACATTAATATAACCACGATTGGACTCCATATCCCACAGTAAAGTGTAATTGTTCTTAAGAGATCCGTATTGAGGGACAATCTGCTTGAGAGGTCCTTTCTTAGACTTCTTAATGGACAAGTAGTCTCTAGGTGGTTCGATTCCATTGGTTGCGTTTGACACAACGGAACTGCTCTCTGAAGGCATCTGTGCGGACAATGTGCTGTGTCGGAGACCGTGTTCCATGATAGATGCTCTAAGACCCTCCCAATCATGCTCATACTTAATATTAGTGATCTCGTCTACATCCTTCTTGTATGTATCAATTGGCAGAATTCCATCAGCATACTTAGTGCGACCAAAGTCAGAGCACCAACCCTTCTCCTTAGCAAGTTCGTTAGAAGATTTCAAGAGATAATACTGGAAGGACTCAGAGAGACCATGAACAGCATCCCATGCTTCCTGAGAATCATACGCATACCCAAGTTTTGCCAAATAGTGAGCAAGACCGATAAAACCTACTCCAAGAGATCTACGTGCCTTTGTAGCACGTTCTGCTGCCTTTACAGGGTACTCTTGATAGTCAATCAGTTCTTCTAGTCCACGAACAGAAAGATCGCAAAGATCCTCAAGTTCCTCATCAGATTTAACCTTACCAACATTAATGGCGGAAAGAATGCACAGGGCAATCTCACCTGCTTCATCATCGATATGATCGATGGGATCTGTGGGTAGAGTGATCTCCTGGCAGAGATTACTCATGTTTACTTTATCCTTGAATGAGGAGTGGGAGTTGCAGTGATCAATGTTCATGATATAAACACGACCAGTCTCCGCACGTTCTTTTAGAAGATCAAGAATGAGTCCTTGAGCACGGACAGTCTTTCTTGGAACAAATTTATCTCGTTCATAACCCACATACAACTCGTCAAATCTATCAGTGCCAAAAGCATCATACAGACCAGGAACATCGTGTGGAGAGAAGAGTGAGATTTCTCCGTCTTTAATGAATCGTTCATAGAAGAGTTTAGAGATTTGGATACTGTAGTCTAACTTACGAACACGATTATCTTCGGTTCCTTTGTTATTCTTTAATACAATGATATCTTCTATTTCTTGGTGCCAGATCGGGAAGTGTACTGTTGCTGATCCACCTCTGATGCCATTCTGAGTGCAGCATCGGACAGTTGCTTCAAACTTTTTGAGGAAAGGGATAACGCCTGTGTGCTGAACTTCTCCACCTCGGATCTTACTGTTGATGCCACGGATTCGACCTGCGTTGATACCGATGCCCGCCCTTTGTGCAACGTATCTGCCAATAGCCATATCAGAGCTAAAGATAGAATCGAGGGTGTCATCAACATCAACAAGAACACAGCTAGCAAATTGTCGAAGTGGAGTTCGCACTCCCGCCATGATAGGTGTGGGAATGTTGAGTTTGTGCTTGCTGATTGCGTCGTAGTATCTCTTGACATATGAAAGTCTCGTTTCTTTGGGATACTCTGCAAAAATAGTGAGAGCAATCATGATATACATGAATTGTGGAGTTTCATATACTCCACCACCACTTCGATCCTGAACCAGATACTTATCTACTACCTGACGAAGACCAGCATAAGTGAATAGGAAGTCACGATCGTGATCAATAAAAGAGTTTACTTTATCAATCTCCTCTTTGGAATATTTATCAAAAATAGTAGGATCGTAGACTTGCTGATTAACACAAACATACACATGTTTTTCCAGATGAGGAAGTTCTCTCATCTTTCCATATAGACTCTTACGGAGAGCAAACAAAAGTAGCCTTGCGGCAACATATTGATAGTTCGGGTGGTCTAGATCAATCAAATCAGAAGCAGAACGAATCAGAATCTCTTGAATCTCTCCAGTGGTGATTCCATCATAAAACTGAATACCAGACTTCATCTCAACTTGACTTGCAGAAACTCCTGCGAGACCCTGACATGCCTCTTCAACCATCAGATGCATCTTATCTAAGTCAAGAGACTCAATTCTACCGTCTCTTTTTTTAACTTTGGTGCCGTTACTCATATTTTCTTCCAGGTGGTAAACTTAAGTTTTGCTTCTAAACCAGAATATGTATTTGATTCTATCACAGACTGCACGTCCAGTCCAGACATCACCATATCATTTATGTCCTTTTCACCTATGCCTGATGGCCAGATGACGACTTTTTCTCCAGAATCAATTGTTTTACTGATCCTTGATAAGATTTCTCTATTGCGTGGTTCGTTATCATAGATCCAAACAGGATTGCTAATCCCCCACTTACTAATATCAGCATCAGCTCCGCACATAGCAATCGAATTGCGAATGAACGTGCTGTCGAATGGTCCTTCTGTAACGTAGACTGGAGCATCTGTTCTGATGTTATCCAATCCATAGATTTTTGGTGCGTCATCATTAATCATTATGGTTATGTATTTAACCTTGCTCAGACCCAGTGCTCTTCCCTGTAGTCCGATCAAGTCGTTTTGATAATATAACGGAATAATAATCCGTTCTTCATCATTTTCAACGTCGTCAAACGTTGGTTTGAGAGTATTTACAAAAGATTTAAACTTCTCAGCATAGTAAAATTTAGAAGGATCAACCTTTCTTGCAAGTAGGTATCCCTCAGATCTTGGATGTTCTGATGCTTTTGGGAGATCAAGTTTCTTCTTGAACTTTGGTAACTGGAACTCAAACTTTGGTTCTTCTACTACAGTTGATCTTCCAGTTTTACCCTCTTTGAACCTCTCAAACACATATTGTTTGTGGATAACGGGATCAAGTTGCTTTAAGAAGTTACTAAAGGTCATTGATGTGCCACAGTTATGACACTTAAAGTTCACATCTGCCTTTACAGAATACAAATATCCCCTAGTTTTTGACTTATTTTTCTTAGAGTCACCACAAATCGGACACCGAAAATTATATAGATTTGGTTTTACTCTCTTAAATTTTTGCAGTTTTGGAGATAGAAGATTAATAAATTTTGAATCAACGTGATTCATTCACAAAAGCAACCGCTGGTGCCATTATAGCACTTTCTGCGGAGGATAACAATGGTTTAAGAGTTTTAATTGCTTGTGGGTTTGATATGGCTACAATTGCTCCCAGTATTCCGATACCAACCCAAAGTTTTCGTTCCAATAAAGATAGTCGTTTACCAAAACTGTCATGATTGCTGTCCATTTTATCACGTAATTTGTCGATTTTATCAAACAATATTGAGTCGATCTCTTCCTGCTTTGAGATTCTTTCTTCATGGACGGCAAGCATTCTACTTACATTATTATTTACCTCAGCAATTTTCTCAATAGCAGAATCTAACTTAGAGACAACTGCCTCAAAGTTTTGAAGTCTTTCTTCCAATACTGCTACCTTAACTTGCTCCGCCATTTTCAGGTTTCCAGAGTTTTCTTACCCCTTTCTGGTAGATATATCTTTTTCTTTTTCTCACTGGAGGATCGTCACCAGCCTCAACAGATCCAGCAATCTTACCACCACCAATGTTATTAACTGGTTGTTCGTACAAATAAGAACGAACAATGTCTAAAACTTTATTAATCGCTTTGTTTTCCATTGTAGATTTTGTAAAGTTCAGACAAACAATTTACATCAACTTGAATATCATGAATTGACGAATGAGGATATTCAGGAAATCTTCCAAGAAACATAATAAAACTTTTCATAGAAGACCAAAGTTCACTCTCAATTTTAAAGAAAAGCATCGGTGTCGTTGCTTCTCCAAAAATGTTATAAAGAATAATAAAATGATTTAAAAGAAGGTGAGTTTTGAGTTGACCAGTATTCCTATATCGTTTCAGTAATCTTTTAATATACTTAAAGTGATTTAAATCCCTATCAAAATCTTCTTTTGTTACTGCCTGAGGGTTTTCATAATGTTTAATGGCAAACAATAGAAAATTATCCTCGTTCAATTCATGAAAAATCATATATCATGTGCTAATTATTTTTGACCGGGGAATGTAGGACGATTACCCGTTTGAATACCAGACATTGCAACTAAAGTCTCAGATTTAACTCTCAGATTTCCATGAGTGTCAACGTAAGTTGTGATACCAACCCAACCAGCATGTGCAATCTGATATGAAGTATTTTGTGCTGAAGATGTTCCAGTAGTTGAAATACCATAGATGAACGAATCATTCGTTCCATAAGATGCTTCACTATACTTAGAATCACCTACGGAAGATATAGGACCCTCTGCAATAGTAAATGCAGTGATACCCATTCCAGGAGCAAGACCTGCAGTAGATCCGATCGTCAATTGAGTGGTGCTTGCAATACCAACAATTACAGCATCACCATAATAAGTGGAGATTCCTGCGTCGGTTGCATCTCTATAACCAAAACGAATCAGATCACCAGTTTTTGCATAACCAGCGGTTCCAAAGGTAGTGCCAGTACCAGTCACAATTAGAGTAGCATAGTCTAAAGTGACGGTGGCTCCTGACTGAACCGAAACATTATCATTATTTCCCCAGAGTGCCATGTCTGTCTTCCGAAAAATTTATTTGCTATAAGATATTTATAAAAAAGGAGACCTTGTGATTTGGTCTCCTCTATATCATTCTTCTCTTGCTTTAATAGCTTTAGAGACTACTTCTAAGAGTTGATCGTCCATGTCAGTCTTGGTCAGCTTAACCGCTTTACCCAAGATAACAAGACAGATCTCAACCATCTTTTCACCAAGTTCTTCGTTTTCTGGAATTTTGGCGACAGCATCTTTAATAATCTTTGAAGCTAGTGGAAGTAAAAATGAAAGCATGATGAACCTCAATATAGGTATATTCTATATATCAAGATAATCGTTCTTTTGCAGAATATGCATCAAAAGTATACTCACCAAACATCTTAGGACCTTTGGTTTTTCTCTCTGCTGCTTTCCTTTCACCCTCTGTAGAACCCTTTTGAGCAAGGGTTCTTATCTTTTGGGCACGTTGTTGTTGTCTGTGTGCCTTAGGATCAATTGTAAAATCCATCAGTCAAACCTTGATCCAATGTCGGGTTTAGGTGCTCTCTTGCGAGCAAGTTGTGCTTTGATCTTATCCACAGGAGTTTGTCCCTGATAACCCTTAGCACCCTTTTCTTGTTTCTTACCTTGAGGTTTGATGGGTTTACCTCTAGATGACATCAATCCACCAGACTTTCTCAAGTCCTTTTGCATATAACGCATCACTTTAGAGTGACGATCATCACCACCTAAAGTTCCACCTTTCTTGGACTCTTTACCAGTTTGAGGATCCTTACCAGTCTCCTTAGCATAACGAGTACGTTCATCGATGGTTTCTTCACCCAGTTTGCGTCCACCACGTTCAGCAGTTAATTTGGCAGCAATTGCCATCTGACGACGCTTTTCTTTTGACTTACCCTTGAACTGAGGAGCATCAGACTTATAGAAGTCTTTGATGACATCACCCATCTTTTCTTTCTTCATGTTGAGTTTTTCATCAACCTGCTCTACTTCTTCTTTCTGTGATTTTCTTTTTCTTTCATCACGATCATACCAAGTCTCTTTCTTTTTGGGTTTATCTTGAGACTTTTTTGTTTGAGGAGTTACCATGTAGATTTCATCCACATTCTCAACTTCTTCCTTTGCTGTTGTTTTAGAAGCAGGACTCATGTATTTGTCTGCTTTGGATGCTTTTTCAGAAGCAGCAGTACCACTGAATTTTCTTTTCTTATTTTTTGCAGTCTCTTTATCAACTTCTCTATTCAGAAGTGCTTGCTTCAGTTTCATTCTTTTGCTGAGAACAGGAGGACTTCCAAGTGCTCTTGCCATTGTCATTCCGATTCCTTCTTCAACACTTTCAACATCCTCACCCATTGCTCTTGCAGGTTGCTCAGTTTGCTTATTGATGTTTTGCTTCCTGGTTCTAGCAATCATGGCATCAAGGTTTGCCTTTCTTTTTTGAAGAGTAATTTCTTGAGCAGACATTGATGCCTCCTCTTTCATCTTCTTTTTCTGCCATGAGTCAAGTGCATCTACAGGACGACCACCCTTAGCAAGAACTTCTTTTTTATGTGCTTGGAAATCTGTAGCAGACTTTGTTCTCTTTTCTTTTTCTGCCTTAGCAGCAGCTGCTTTTTTAGCAACATTCTCTTTAGAGATTCTATCAATTCTTTCTGCAGGAGTCTCTTCGAAGATAGTTTCTTCACCCATACGGCGTGCTACATTTCTAGAACCTCTAGAAAGTGCTCTTGCACCTTTGCCAACTGCTCTCTTTAAACCACTCTTGAGTTTAGATCCGATTCTACTAAGAAGTCCTGGATCTTTCTTCTTAGGAGTAGATGATGATTCTGAATCCGAAGAGGATGAAGAATCGGAAGAACCTTGTCTTCCTCTCTCATATCCTTTAGAGAACTCTCTACCTGCTGCTTTTGCTCCTCTTACTGCAGCACCAGCAGCATATCCAGCACCTTTTGCAACTGCCTCACCTGCTTTCTTAAGTCCCGCCTTTACAGTTGGACCATGCTTCTTAACAGCAGATTTTACTCTATCAAGAACAGATGCTCTATTCTTAGCAGCATTTGCCTTTGAAGTTGCTACTGCAGAATCATAGTAACCTTCGGTGAGAAGACTGATTGACATATCAATCGACTCACAAAGAGTATCTTGGAGAAGATCAATGTCATCACCTTCTTCAAGTGCTTCAGCAAAGAACTCTTCAACAACCTCATTGATCATTTTGTCAGAGACAAAATTCAATTCATGATCGGTGATCTCCGCAAGGATATCAACGATCTCAACCATTTCAATCAGTTCACCACCAAGTTCCTCTACAGATTCTCCCAGTTTAGGATTGATTTTGATCTTATTATTAATTTTCTTTTCCTTGATTGGTTTTGAATCAATATCATCAGTCATGATCTCTGCGAGATCTTGTCTCCAAGAATATGATTCTTTTGCAGTTCTAGTTCCAGTTGTTGAATACAGTCTTTTGTTGCCTACACCAGGAATAAACTCTCCAAGTTCACCCTTCGATTTATCGTTGTGATCAGTATCACCATCAACATCAGTATCGATTCTCTTAACTGCTTTCTTTACAAGTCCCTTTAAATTTTTATCAGGAATTTCATGAGGTTTATGAGCTTGACTATGAATTTCGGTAAGTTCTTTTTCCTCCTTCATTCTCTTTTTGATTGCCTTGCCGATTGCCTTGCGACGTTTGTGGAGGTACTTATCAGTCTTATCCGTATCACCATCGTTATCAATATCAGAATCCTCTTGACCTACTGGGTCAAGTGCTTCTTTCATACCTTTTGCTTTTTTGACTGCAGCAATACGTTCTTTACCAGTTTCACCTTGGAACTGAGGTCCACTGGTTTTACCTTTACGAATATCTTTTGCGTCCTTATTCAACTCATCTCTTTCTCTATGTGCTGCTCTTCTTGCACGTCTTACTCCACCGCCCAATTCTAAAGCACCACTAGGGTTATCATATCTCTTATCTCTAGCAGTTGCTCTTTCGTGCTCTGGCTTCAGTTTATCAACCTTTGCTTCAGAAACAGCAATCTGATCTAGATATACCTTTGAGATTGCATTCAAAGGATTTGGACCAATTCCCGACATGTTGATACGACGTTACTTTTTCTTATACTTATTTATGAAATTCTTGATACCGACAGTTCCTGTCATTCTCATAACATAGTTTCTATTTGAATCAGTTCCAACTTCTCTTTCTTTTCCAGAAACTCCAGAAGGTCCTGGATAATTTACAACTGCTTCCATCACATCACGAATCCAAGATTTGAACATGTAGTTCTCTTCAGTCACACAGATCAGGTGATTAGTTCCACGACGAATAATTTTACCAATCAATCCAGTGTTTAAGTTCTCTACAATATCACCAAGATTAAAGATATTACCGGAAATATAATTGTCTCTTAGTCCTCTTGGATCACACTTAGGTGCGATTTCCCACATCTCAGTAACTTCTTTTTTCTTCGCCTTCAATTTCATTCCAGTACGGACTGCATCAAACAGTGCCTGAGTATCACCATCATCAAGTTCCTTGGGAGTACCACGACGGAAAGCATCAAAGTCACCATCAATAACTGCCTTTCTCATCTTGGATGCAGACATTCCCTCTACACCTTCTGCATCAGCATCTCTTACACCAGCAGAGATAACACGAATATTTTGGAAGTTATACAAATCACCATTATATTTGGTTGCCAGATTCTCAAACTCTGCTTGTCTGTCAGAACCTACAATAATATTAACATTGCGATATCCATCTTCATCCGCTGTAGTAAGAACATTAAAAATTGTTTTCATGTCACCATCATTAACAATGTTCTCCTCAAACTCAGGGAACATTTTCTTCATAAACGAAATCTTCATATCAGGATCCAATGGATTCTTTTTAGGATCTTGTGATCGTGAAGGATAAATCTTCAGGTCTTCTCCTGCTGCTGCTTTCTGTGCCGCAGAGAGAAGTTTGCCGTGTCCTACAGTAGGAGGATTGAAACGACCAAAAGCAACGGTCAGTGTTTCTGTAGTTTCTCCAGGAGCAACACCAGCACCAACTTCCTTTGCACCTCTCTTCTGTGCTGCTTGAGGTTCAGGTTTCTTTGGTTCTGCTTTAGGTTGCGCCTGTGCTGCTTTTGGTTGTGCAGTTGGTTCTTCCTGTCCTTTTGGTTTCTTTTTATCAACAAACTTCAGTCTACCATCTTCAGTAGTCGCAACAAAATTTCCACGAGAGTCCAACCAACCCCCATGACCATCACTCTTTAGGTTCAGTTTTCTCGCCTGCATCGATGCTTGCGACTGAGCCTCATTCAAGAACTGAAAGAAACTTTTCATTTATATTGATAATCCTTATATTTTATTTATTAGTTTTAATAGATCTAATCAGAAATTTTTAAGTATCTCAGAATCCTACTTTTATGTATGCTGGAGGTTGATCCATCTCATCTTTATAAAATTGATTTACTGCAAATTTTTTTCTATTAACAACAATAAATCCTCTTCCACTTACAGCAGCATACCATGACATTAATATTTGTTTTTTTAAAATTTCTCTAACTAATGATTGATTTTTAGAGAAAAAGTATCCAACCTCATATCCAGACAATTCATGTCCACTATGCACATCTGTTGGATTATATCTTTTATCTCTCTTATTTGTTAATTCGTATGAATACTGTTCAAAAAAATCATCTGCAATATCTTGTCTACCAAGATCTGTTAATGTTTTTAGAAATGTATTATATCCAGAAACTCCCAAAGGATAAAATTTAGAGTTTAAAGATGAGTCATTAAAAGACAGAACTTTGGAATTTTGTTTTTTAACAACATTCATAAAAGAATCTATATTTTCTGGGGAAATAATTTTTTCTAAAACTTCCATTCTCTTCTTTTTTAAGTGTTTAAAAAACTGTCTCAACTGCTGATAATCTTTTGACATTTCTTCAAAATAAGAAGAAGTTAATCCACCTTCCCCACTTTTAGATTGAGAATCCAAATCAGAAATATGGATTGATGGCCCACTCTTACTAAAATTTGTCCATAATCCATATTTTCTAGTTTTTCCATCTCTAAATTTAAAATTAAAATATACCCAAACACGAGTAGAATCACCATCAAAATCTATAGGGTATTCAATCTCTAATATCTTATCAACTCTTTCTAAAAATAATTTTTTATTAGGATTTTTTGCTAATCTGGATAAAATTAATAACTCTTCATGAAATTCATCCTGTACATCTTTTTTTAATGTAATTGATGAAGGTGCGTTAATAAATTTTACTTTTGGATTTTTAGTATTAATTGCCTTTAAAGAGACAGGAATTACAGTCTTTTTTTCAAATTCTTCATTAAATAAAGTTTTATATGAAGTAAGAGTTAAATTTCCATCAGCAATATGTTTCCTTAATTTATTCTCTAATTTGGATGTTCTTGCATATAAAATTATATCAGCAATCATTACTTTTTCTTTGTTAACTCGGCCAGCATATCCAGATCCACCAAGTTTTTTATATTGTTTTGTAATTGCAGAAACTGATTGAGATTCTAAAAAATATCCTTTTGTGCTATCAGATTTTGATAATCTTAATACATCATATCTATCAAGTCTGACTCCAATATTTTTATATAATGCTCTTCCAGTAAAATATGATACGGCAAACCAATTATCTACAGTTTCATTTGAAACATTTACTAGAGATGGTCTTGGATAATTGTTCGTATAGTCGGTTTTGTTTTTGAATTGAGTTTGGCAATTTTTAATTACACCACTAAATCTTCTATCTTTTGGATTATAAAACATATCAATAAATTCTGCGTAAGTTGCTTTTGGATATTTTCCAACAAAAGCAATACCAACACAGGTTAAAGATTCATTTAATGGAGTTCCTGCTGCCATAACACTTTTTTCAAGTATTTATTTTTATGGAGTTATGGGGAATCGAACCCCAAACCTCCTGCTTGCAAAGCAGGCGCTCTACCAATTGAGCTATAACCCCTCAAGATAATCCTTTTCATTTTGATAAGGAACTACTTTGCCAGACCAAATCTCATATCCTTGAATTAGATCTGGAATTAACCATTGATCAACACGATAACAGTATTGCCAGTTTGCTGGTTGAATACAATTTAATACAACAACGGACCAAAAAGATGTTAAGTGATTGATTAATGTTGTCATTTTGTTATCCCAACGAAGACATTATAAAACTTCCTGACCCAAAAGTCAAGGGGTTGGGTTTTATTATGAATATCAGTCACACATGATATCAAGGATTCTTTCAATCTCTTCTGCAGTGAAGATTCCAGTTGCTTCCAACTCTTCTCTCTTGTCTTCTCTAATACCAGTCTCTTTGTCTTGTCTGGTTTGAGTTCCAACTGCCTTAACTGCTCTGGATCTCAGACTCATTTCCTTTCTGTTCTCTGCCTTGCGGGTAGGACGTGGTGATTCTGGTTTTGATGAATCAGCAGCCATTGAGAACTTTTCATCAACTGCTTCAACTTCTTCTTTCTTCAAGTTTGCTTTGCGATACTCAAGATCAGCACGAGTACCACGATCCATCTTACCCTGAGACTTAGGTTTGGTCTTACCACCTACATCGGGTTGCATACCAGGGTTTGCTGCCTTGACTCTGCGACCATGGGTGTATTCAGCACCCGATTGCTTGGAGTCACCAGAGACCATCTTACCACCCTGAGAACGTGAGTCAGCATACTCTTTGTCAGACTGACCGTGCTTGCCCTTGTAGAGTTCTTCAATTGGAGCATGGACTTGCTTATAAGCCTCTGCCAATTCTCTAAGGTCCTTTGAGTTCATTTTAAAAACCGTTATATTCTGCTAAGAATATTTATAAAAAAGACCCCGTAGGGTCATTCAGATTTAAGTTGTTCTTCAATCTGTTTATCAAGTTCAACGATTGTTTCTCGAATATTAATCACTCGTTCAGGGACACAAGTTGAATCATATGTATAATCTCTTTGTGCCTCAAACAAAACTTGACGGACTGCTGCTGCAGTTTTTATATCAATATTGATAGTAATCACAGGTCTCCCTCCACCATATTTACATCCATTAGTTTATTTTTAGTTGTATCATCTTTTTTTCTAAATTCGTGCAAATCTTTCCAATACTTCAGAACATTTTCTCTCACATTATTGAGTGCTTCTTTACTTTCTTCAGTTTCCTCACTAACTTTCATAGAGGTAATGGTCACTCCACCAGTTTTATTTCTGTAAGAATAGATGACTTTATTAGAACCACCATCAAGTTGTTGTTGAACTCCTTCCATAGTTCCGTGCATTTTTGCTGATGGAACTTTCTCAAAATCTACATTAAGATGTGCGAAAGAATACTTAAGAGTATCAACCTGCATTTTCGTTAAGGTAGTCACAGATCTCCCTCCACACGATTTTCAGAATAGTGAACATCAAAACTGCCACCAGGATAACGTGCCTGAAGTTTCTCAACGTTCATCTCAATCACCTCATCAAAGGTGGTATCGAGTGCCATACATGCCTGAGCAAGATACCAACAGATATCACCCAGTTCACGTTTCATGTGAAAGACGTTCTCCTCACTATAGGGTTTGCCTTGGAAGATCATTTTCTTCACAACTTCAGTAAACTCACCAGACTCTGCAGTCAGACCAAGAGCAGCAGTCAAAAGTTGAGTCACATTACAATCACTCTCAATTTCAAGAGAATTGGTACGAGAAAGAAATGCAGCGTAATCCAAGGAAGGATCACTGGTCACTCCTTTTACAAATTCAATATACTTTTTTGTATCAACTTTAGTCATGAAAATCTGGAATAAATGGTTCTTGATAATTTTGAGGGAGTTGTTGTTGTGTTGGAATCTTTTGACCACCAACTTCAATAAACTCAACATCAAATTCTTTTTCTGTTACATCTTTCCATCCAATGTATTTTTGATTGGGTGGAAGTTGGTTATTAGAAGAAACATCAATGATGTCTCCTAGGTGTGGTTTGAACTGATAGTAATGCCCTTCTCCTCTCATTCCCACAAGAGTTACGGCATCTCTGAGAGTGCCACAGTCAGCAATTTTATTACCAGTTGGATCAAACACTGAGTAGTGACCGTTCAAAACTTAAATCCCTCAAATGATTTCTTTGGTTTTGCTTCCTCATAAGTATACTCTTCTTCTTTACCACTGTCAAGAATATCGTCCTGTGCTGACTGCTCACAATCATAGAGACGCATCTTAGCACGATCAATACCAACTACAAATCTCTTATGAATTGTGGGGTCATTGTACCTATTCTTTAATTGCTTCACCATAATTTGTCCAAGCCCTTCAAGGTCATCTGTAGAAATAAGGGCAAACATAAGATCAGCAGTAGCAGGGAGACCAAAGGACTCACTAGTATCAGTAAGTTCAACATCACTGCTACCATAACCAGAGCGAGTGGTCTGCGTGGCAGAAACGATAGGGACGTTTGCCTCAACAGCCAACCCTCGAAGTTCTTCAGCAATTGCTTTGATATAAGAATATGAATTGACAGTGCTGTTTCCGCGATACCTGCTGGAAGCACATATATTAAGGTAATCAATAAAAATAATATCAGGTCTAAATGACTTCTTAAGTGCAAGCTCATTAAGAAGTGACTTAAAGTGTCCACTGTGTGCTGATGCTGTAGGGTACTCTTTAATAATTAGGGTGCCTTGAGTTTTCTTTGAAAGATTTGTCACCTTGTTCTCAAACATTACCTTTGGAAGATCTACGATCTCTTGGATCGGGACGTTGAGAAGATTGGAGTCAATTCTTTCAGCAATTCGTTCCTCTGCCATCTCAAGTGTGATATAGAGAACGTTCTTTCCCTGCAGTAGGACGGAACTAGCCACATGGCACATGAATAGGCTTTTTCCGACACCCGTACCAGCAAGAGCGATATTGAGAGTCTTATTAGGCAGACCACCTTTTGTGATCTTGTTAAAGTATTCAAGATCGAAAGAGATTTTTTCCTCTTTTCTATGATATGTCTCGTAACGTGCTTCATAGTCTTGAAGATAATCGTGACCAATGTGAGTGTCAAAAGATACTGCAAGAGCATCTGATAAAATACTAGGGATCGCATCACGATCCTTCTTCTCATTCTTTCCATCTGCAAGTGCGATGGATTCCATCAGTGCCAAATAGATGGCACGATCACGACACCACTTCTCAGTGGTATCAACTAACCATTCAAACTCAGTAGGAACATCCTCAAGATAACTAATGAGTTTTGTAATCTCATTAAAAGTTGTGTCATTAATATCTTGGCGTTTCTCTACCTCAATACAAAGAACTTCTTTAGTAGCAGGTTGATTATATTCCTGCACAAAATTAAGGACTTCCTCAAACACAATCTTTTGATGAGGATCTTCAAAGTAATCTGCTTTAATAAAAGGTACTACCTTTCTAAGATACTCTTCATTGTAAATCAAGTTACGAAGAATAAGGATTTCAACTTTGTCCATGTGGTATATCAAAAACGAATGTTATCCTTGTTTCATCACCGACATTCACCGTGCCGTGAGGAAGTTTGTTGTTAAACCAAAGAAGAGTTCCTGGTTCTACAATGACAGTTTCTTTGCCGCAGAAATATTGATACCTTCCCAGTATAGAAAGGTGATACCTGTTTCTGCTCAGGTAGTAAGTACCTTCGTCAATGTGTGCCCCCACAATCTCATCTACAGGAAGTGAAAGAAAACCGCACCGATGAATTTCTGCTTTCTTAAAATGCTTGCGTATGATCTTTCTGATCTCACTGTGATGCGTATAAGCAGGAGTTTTAATGTTGATCTCAGAGTCTCCCACAAAATCATCTTTGTGTTTGACACCACCCATTATAAGTTGAAGTGCGCTAACTGGCAAGTCAGCAAATCCTCTATCAACTAAGGATTGAGATCCTTCCAGAGTTTTCTGGTGATCCCAATCCTGTGGATATTTCTTTAGTTGTTGTACGACTTTAGATACATTGATTCCAGTCTTGAGAACTTTAATCATGAACCGTAACTAAACTCCTCACGGGCAATTTCATCAAGTTGTTCCATTACTTCTGGAGTGAAATATACTTCGGGTTCTTTGAGAATTGCTTTAGCATAGACTTTTTTGCCGTCAATCTCATATCGTCCTGCAACGTTCTTCCAGAGACCGCCAATCTCACCGAGTTCAAGAAGACCGTAATAACGATCAAGACCACGCTCATCGTAATACAGACGCACCGTAACATCCTTGTTCTCCTTACTCAAACGCGACTTAGCAGTCTTAGCTTTGATAAGATTGCCGACCACTTCTGTTCCATCTTTTTCTTTCTTTTTGCTGAGATAAATGATCGTACTTGCTGCGTATTTGAGTCCAGAACCTCCCCCCATTTCTTTTGTTGGTACGTAAGCTCCGATGACATCGTATGTATGATTCGTGACAATGAGTGGAACATTTGCTTGTCCTAGTTTAAGTGTGAGCATTCGGAATGCACCTTTGACCAGTTGGGATTTGGTCATGTCACGAACTTGTTTGTCGTTCAGTGCGTCAGTAATCTCCTTCTCTGTGGAAAGCATACCCAAAGAGTCTAACACAAACATACAAGGTTTGCGTTCTTCTAAGGGTTTCTTAAGGTATATATCTACTGCTTTAAGTGCTTTACTACGGAACTCTTCAATAGTAACAACATTAACAACAACCAAACGATTTAGGTCAATACCACGAGATTCTATGAGTGATTTATTAATAGCTGCCTCAGTATCAAAATAGAGACAATACCCATCGGGATTGGAATCAAGAAAATTCTTAACAACGGCGAGTGAGAAGAAAGTCTTTCCAGTAGAAGACTCTCCAGCAATAGCAGTAATCTTATTGCCAGATACACCGCCAAATATACTACCTGAAACCAGTGCATTAAAAATGTACGAACCTGTGTCAACATAAGTTTCAGTTTCATCAATATCAGAAGCAACTTTAGTAAAGTCGTCTCCAATTTCTTTTACAATTTCTTTTAAAAAATCCATTACAGTACAAATCCAAATTGTTCACGGGCAATCTTTTTATAAGCACCACCAGGATTCTCCTCACGGATTTCTTTGATGGTCTTTAGTTTTTGATACAAAGAAGAATCACCACCAAGAGTCAATGCATTCACAATGGTGGCAAGTTCTTTATCGTTAATAGGCAGTTCCATTAGGAGAAAAATAGTTCCAGATTTACAGTTTTTTCCACATTCCAACCAATCGCATCAAGGATTGCCTTCAGAGGTTCTACAAAACTCTTTTCAAATTGTAGGTCATAGTCGATATACTTGTCAAGATTAAGTTCAGTAGGGAAATCCTGAATGAATGAGATAATGTTCTCGTGGATAATATTTGGTTTTTTAAGATAACAAAATTTAATCTTCTCACCATTTTTAATGAGAGAATACTTATTGGTAAGTTTTTTCTCTTTAATATAGTGATTGAACAAGAGGGCACCACGAATATGAATTGGTGTTCCTTTGATGTAGATTTCAGAAGAACCTTTGTACTTAGCAACATCAGATGCAGATCGTGGAAAAGAAATCTGCTCTGGGGGCAACTTCTTAAACTCTTCACGAGACTTGTCGATGAATGAAATCACATCATCTTCAGTACCAGTCATCATAAGTTTAAGGGCATCCTTGATCATCTTCCTACAAGGTGCAGGTGTAGAAGATTTAACTGCTTCAATGCCCATCATCTTCAGTTTGGGTTCTGCATAAGCAACACCTTCACTGTTCCATACATTAAGAATATACCTCTTTTTCGCAGTCCAGATACCACGATCAGCAATATTCTCACGTTTCATTTGCATCTTTTGGTCATATGCCGAAACGTAATCCGCCAGATCCTGATAGCACCCCTCAATGTACGGTTCCAGTTTGTCTTGGCAGATCTTATCAAGTAACTCCACAACCTTTGTTTTATCGTTAGATTTAGAAGCAAAAAATTTATCAACAAGAGGTCCAAGATTAAGATAAATTGAATCTGTGTCAGATGCAATAACGTAATCCTCTTCGGTTGTAGACAACAGTTTATTTAGATATTGGTTCATCTTACCCTCAATCCAACGGATAGAGACTTGACCAGAAAGCGTAATCGCTTCCGCATTGGCCAGTTTGTAATAACGGAAATACTGATTACCGATTGCACCATAAGCAGAGTTGAGTGAAATCTTTTTAGCCATCTGGATATTGTTGCAACGGGCAATCTCTTTTTCCAGTGCTTTAGTAGGAGTCTTTTCATATTCTTGTTTTGCAGCAAGCATCTTCTTCTTGAAGATTACACGGTCACCATACATCTTCTCCATGAGTTCTGGCAAAAATCCACGAACGTCTTTACGGAACATCGCACCATTGGCACAGACAGCATTATCTTTATACAACTCAAAGTTTATCTCTTCATTAAGAATTCGATCAACTGTTGCTGTTGGATGCCTCTCATCCAGGAGTGTCTCTGGTGAGATGTTGTATTGCATAATCAAGTGTGGGTACAGAGAGTTAAGGTCAAAAGACACAACCCAATCATACTTTCCAGGAATCGGTTCCTTGACATATGCACCCGCATACTTTTCGTTCTTGTCGGAACGAATTTTAGGTGGGATAACAATGTCTCTCTTCTTAAGATAATTGTAGATAATATTGTCCCACATTCGAACCTGATAGAACACATCTGCATAGTTGACTTTAGCGTCATATGCCATAGTCAATGCAAGTTCAATCAGTTTCATCTTGTCTTCCAGACGGTCAACAAGTTCCACGTCAACGATGTTGTATTCAATAAACTTCTGCCATCCCTTTGTGTAGAAGTCTTTAAAGGTATCAAACTCAGAGTGGTCAAGCTTCTTCTGTCCCAGTTCTACTTCAGCAATGTAATCAAGACGATATGATTCCTGTGCCTTGTAAGTGAACTTCTTGTACAAATCAAGATAATCAAGTTGAGTCAGTCCACCAACATCAAAGACGGTTTGTTTTCTACCTTGGACAAAAACTTCACCCTCAGTCACAAGACCCCAAGGTGAGAATCTCTTCATCAACTTTTCACCTAAAACACGATTGAGTCGTTTGCAGATATAAGGAATATCATACATCTGAATGTTC